GTCACGCGCAGATTTTTTCAGTCACATCAAGGACATAAGAGGCTACCATGGCAATGGAATTTTTGCGGGTATCGAAGAGTCCGCACAAGCGCAAGCGCGAAACGCCACTTGAGTACATGCTTCGCGTTTTGAACGATGAAACGGTTCCGGATGATCGTCGCGACCGAATGGCGGGCATGGCGGCACCCTATTGTCATGCCAAAGTAATCCAAACCGCACGTGGCAAGAAACATCAACAGACCGAGGCGGCAGCCACGGCTGGCGTGGCCACGTCGTGGAAGAAAGATTTGGAGTTTGAGAACCGGGCACAGTGATGCTCACGGGCTCATGGGATACGAGCTGTCGGGACTGGGAAGGGCGGCTGCTCGAAGGCCGTTCGCTAGTTCCGGATTTGCCGCTATTCGAGGCTGAGGCGGCAAAGGCACTGCGGGTGTTCAAGCGGCTTCGGCTACCCGATGTGATCAGCACGCCGACACTGGGCGAGGTCTGCGGCGCGTGGTTTTACCCGATCGTTGCCGCACTGTTTGGCTCGTACGATCCAATCACGAACATCCGACATATCAGCGAGGTGTTCCAGCTCATTCCGAAGGGCAACAGCAAGAGCACGAACGGCGGCGCGGTGATGGTGACGGCAATCATCGTCAACCGTAGGCCAGAGGCCGAGTTTCTGTTCATTGCGCCGACGATGGAAATTGCAGCCATTGCCTACAAGCAGGCGAAGGGCACGATCCGGCTCGATCCCGAGCTCACGAAGCTGTTCCATGTCCAAGACCACATCCGCCGCATCACGCACCGGGTCTCTGGTTCGACGCTGCAGATCAAGGCCGCAGATACCGATGTCATCACTGGATCGAAGGCCACCGGAACGATGATTGATGAGACGCACGTCTTTGCGAAAAAGAGCAATGCGGCCGAAGTGTTCGTCGAGTTGCGCGGCGCGCTGACCAAGCGGCCGGACGGTTTCCTGTTCCAAACCACGACGCAGAGCAAGTCGACGCCGAGCGGCGTGTTTGCCTCCGAGCTCGCGATGGCGCGCGCGGTGCGTGATGGCAAGACGCAGATGCCGATGTTGCCCGTGTTGTATGAACTGCCGGATCGCCTGGCGCGCGACGGTGGCTGGCGCGAGCGGCGCTATTGGCCGCTAGTCAATCCCAACCTTGGGCGCTCGACCAACGAGGATTTCCTCGCGCGCGAGATCGTGCGGGCCGATGCCGATGGGCCGGCAGCAGTGGCGTTGATAGCCTCGCAGCATTTCAACGTGCAGATCGGCATGTCGCTGCGTGCCGATGGTTGGGCCGGCGCGCACTACTGGGAGCGGGGCGTTGAGAACGGGCTTACTCTTGAGACGGTGCTGGGGCGCAGTGAGGCTGTGGTGGTGGGCATCGATGGTGGCGGGCTCGATGATCTGCTCGGCATTGCGGTCGTGGGCCGCGAAAAGGACAGCAAGACGCACCTCGCCTGGACGCACGCGCTGATCTCGCCGGAAGGGCTCGAGCGGCGCAAGGCGAATGCCGGCTTCTATGAGAAGTTCCAGGCCGACGGCGACCTCACCGTGGTCGAGGAATTGCCGGACGACATCAGCTTCGTCACCGATATCGTCGAGAAGGTGAAGGGCTCAAAGAAGCTCGCGGGCGTCGGCGTCGACGCGATCGGCATCGGCGGCATCGTCGATGCGCTGGCCAAGATCGGTGTGACGCAGGAGAACAACCTGCTCGCTGGCGTGCGCCAGGGCATCTCGCTGATGGGGGCGATCAAGACGGTCGAGCGCAAGCTCGTCGACGGCAGCTTCAAGCACGGTGGCCAGGCGCTCATGACCTGGTGCGCCGGCAACGCGCGCATCGTGCCGACGCCGACCGGCATGCGGATCGCGCGGGACGATTCCGGCTACGGAAAAATTGACCCGCTGATGGCGCTGTTCAACGCCTCGGCGCTGCTTGCGACAAATCCGGCACCGCAGAAGCGGCCGGAATGTCGGTTATTTTTCGCCTGAGTAAACCTCGTTATTAACCCCATACAACAGGAGGACTCATATGGCTGCAATACCAGTTACTATCATTGGAACGATGACTTACTCGGATGTTGGTGTCGGCGGTGGTCCGATGCCAGGAGGTCCATATCCCTCGCATCCAATTGCGCCAGGTGGTCCGCCGCCTGGAATTTGGCCGAGTCCTGGCGTTCCTACCCATCCGATTGTGTACCCACCGCCTGATTTGGGTATTTGGCCGTCGCCTGGTTATCCGGCGCATCCAATCGCACCAGGTGGACCACCTCCTAGTATCTGGCCAAGCCCCGGCTATCCCGCACACCCGATTGCGCCTGGTGGACCACCGCCGAGCATCTGGCCGTCGCCGGGTCGGCCGACGCACCCGATCTATTGGCCGCCGAGCATCTGGCCGAGCCCCGGCGTGCCGACGCATCCTTGGATTCCTCCGGGTGGTCCTGGCCTCTGGCCTCCTGGAAGCGGCATCGAGATGCCAACGCATCCGATCGTGATCCCGCTTCCGCCTGGTACGGAGCCGCCGACGCCGGGCAATGGACTGACACCTAGCCATCCCATCGTTATCCCGCCCTCGCAGCCCGGTGGCGAGAAGGTACTGGTCGGTGTTGTTGTGCCGGGGGTCGGTGGTGTTTGGTTCTTGATCGAGCAACCGCCAGATCGTCCTCCGCCCACCGCGGCAACGCCGAAGACGTAAATGAAAATGGGACGGGACCGAGAATTTGCTCGGTCCCGCATGGGAGGAATCAACCATGCCGCTTCCAAAGCCGCGGAAGGACGAAAAGCAAGACGAATTCATTTCGCGCTGCATGCACGAGGCGTATGGCGCTAACGCACCAGCGGATCGGACGCAGGAGCAAGCCGTCGCGATGTGCCATCAGGCTTGGCGCGATCGTAACAAGGCGGAAGAAAAAGCCGCGGTGATGAATCGGGCCTACTCGCTGCTTTCGATCAAGCAGGTTGACGAGGACGCGCGCATTCTCACTGGCATGGCGACGACGCCGACGCCGGATCGACTCGAGGATGTGGTCGAGCCCGACGGTGCGAAGTTCAAGCTGCCGCTGCCGTTGTTGTGGCAGCACGATTCGAAACAGCCGATCGGTCACGTTACCGGTGCCAAGGTCAGCAGGGCCGGCATCGAGATCGTCGCCAAGATCGCGCGTGTCGCCGAGCCGGGACGGCTCAAGGATCGCCTCGATGAGGCATGGCAGTCGCTCAAGAGCGGGCTCGTCTCCGGTCTCTCGATTGGCTTCAAGGCGATCAAGCATGAATGGATCGAGGAGACCAAGGGAATCCGTTTCATCGAATGGGATTTCTTGGAGCTGAGCGCCGTGACCATTCCGGCGAATGCCGAAGCAACCATCACGACAATTCGTTCGATCGACACTGCGCAGCGGGCCGTGTCCGGCCAGAAAGCGCGGCATGGTGTCGTTCATCTCAACCCACCCAGTGCCCTGGGACAGTCTCAACGTAAGTTGCCCCAGGAGGGCGATATGAAAACGATTGCTGAACAAATTACGGCGCTCGAAAACAAGCGAGCTGCCAGTGCCTCCCGTATGGAGGCGGTGATGCAAAAGACGATGGACGAAGATCGTACCTCGGATGCAACGGAGCAGGATGAGTTTGACAAACTCGCCGGCGAAGTCGAGGCGATCGACAAGGATCTGGTGCGGCTGCGCAAGATCGAAACAGCCAAGGCACTCGCGGCGAAACCGATCCGGGTCGAGACCCCGCAAGATGGAGCCGCGGCTCGTAGCACTTCCGTCGTCGTGCGCGGACAACCGGAACTGCCACCCGGCATCGAGGCGGTGCGCATCTGGAAAGCGAAAATAGTTGCGCGTCTCGATGGCCGTCCAGTCGCCGATGTCGCCGGCGAAATGTACGGCGGCGATTCCAACTGCTATGCCGCGGTAACAACGAAAGCCGCCGTGCCAGCCGGTACCACGATTTCAGGTAACTGGGCTTCTGCCCTGGTCGGGATGGAGACTGGTTTTTTCGCTGATTTCGCCGAATGGTTGCGGCCACAGGTCATTCTCGGTCGCTTTGGCCTCAACGGCGTTCCGGCCTTGCGATCGGTTCCGTTCTATACGGCGCTGATCACACAAACCGGTGCCGGGGCCGGCTACTGGGTCGGTGAGGCGAAAGCCAAACCCTTAACGGCATTTAACTTCACCCGCACGCACTTGTCGCCGTTGAAGGTCGCAAACATCACGGTCCTGACGCAGGAGAATATCCGCTACAGCAACCCGAAGTCGGACGCCATCGTTCGCGATCAGCTCGCGCAAGCCCTGATCGAGCGGATGGATATCGACTTCATCATTCCAAGCAAGACCGCAGTGGCGGGTGTCTCGCCGGCCTCGATCACCAACGGCGCACCAGCGATTGCATCGTCGGCGGGAACGGATGCCGACAGCGTGCGTCTCGATGTTCGCTCACTGTGGGCCAAGTTCACCGCGGCAAATAACCCGCCCACCACCGGCGTGTGGGTCATGTCATCGAACACCGCGGTGGCATTGGCCGTGATGGTCAATCCATTGGGGCAACAGTCCTTCCCCACGATGAATATGACCGGCGGCACACTGTTTGGAATGCCTGTGCTCGCCTCCGATCACGTGACCGATACGACTGTCGTGCTGGTCAATGCCTCCGATATCTATCTCGGTGACGACGGCGGGATCGCGGTGGATGCCAGCATGGAGGCATCGATCGAAATGTCGGACGCCCCGACTGGGGATTCCGGCGCACCAACGGCCTCGACATCGGTCTCGATGTTCCAAACCAACAGCGTCGCGATTCGCGCCGAGAGGATAATCAACTGGATGCGCCGTCGCACGCAATCCGTCGCCTATCTCACGGGCGTTGATTGGGGCGGGCCTGTCCACACCGCTTAAGGCTTTCGCTCCCGATAACTCGCTGGCGGCAAGTAACACCTCTGGCTTGCCGCCAGCCCTTTTGGGAAAACTCCCATGCAGAAACGAATGCTCGCGTTGAAATCTTTGCGGCCGCATCTATACGGCACGCGGCGGCTCGAGGCTGGCGACGAATATGAGGCGCCAGTCGAGGAAGCAATAGCGGCTGTCGCAATGCGCAAAGCAGATTTCGTCAAGGGCAAAAAGCCGGCGGCAGTGGCACCCAAAATTGAACCAACGGTGCAATCCAAGCCGGCGCTGGAGCCATCGTTGCCGCACTATGACGTTGTGCCAGATCCAGAGCCGGCCCCGCCAAGCATCAATGACTTGCGCTTGCAGGCCACGCAGCTCGGCATCGATGTCGATGGGCGCTGGGGCGTGGCGCGATTGCAGCATGAAATCGACCAGGCGAGGCAACGCTGATGCGCAATGAGATTCGAATTATCGGCGATCTTCAACGCCTTATATTGAAGCCTGGCGATGTATTCTTGCTTACTGTGCCAGGTGATATTTCGAAACAAGATGAGGAAGACATTAGGCGCGCGCTCGAGCGAGAGCTGCCTGGACATAAGGTCATTGTCATCAGTGGCGGCATAAAATTTGACGTGATCGATAATACAACAGCGGTGAACAATTGATGCGTATCTTTGGTCTGCCGATTCCGTTCACTGGCGAAAAGCAAAAGCAGCAATCGCTTACTTCCGTCACGCAAGGCCGCGGCGGCTGGTTTCCAATCGTGCGCGAGCCATTCACCGGCGCTTGGCAGCGCAACATCGCAATCAATAACGACACCGTGGCGTCGTTCAACGCCGACTTTGCCTGCAAGACCCTCATTGCTCGCGATATCGCCAAACTGCGCGTCAAACTTGTCGAGCAGGATAATGACGGCATTTGGTCGGAAACCACGAATCCGGCCTTCAGTCCAGTTTTGCGCCAGCCGAATGATTATCAAACTCGCAATCAGTTCTGGGAAAGCTGGATGCTCTCAAAACTCAGCCGCGGCAATACCTATGTCCTAAAAGTTCGCGATAATCGCCAGGTCGTCATCGCACTGCATGTTCTGGACCCGACCCGCGTGCAGCCGCTCGTCGCGGTCGATGGTTCCGTATATTATCGCCTCAACAACGACTACCTCGCCGGATTGGAAACCGAAATCATCGCACCGGCGCGCGAAATCATCCACGATCGCCACAATTGTCTCTT